ATTCTGTACTTCCTCATTGTACTTCTTTTCATAAAGATTGTACATATCCATAGGACCTTTTAAAAATCTAAATGCTTCAGCTAACACACCGTGCAATAGCATAGATTCTTGATATTTAGCTATAAAGGTTTGGTTAGTTGAAGTAAATTCTGGTGGATCTTTAATATAATTTATTTGTATTTCCAAAGCAGTGGCAGGTACTGGTGCAACTAAAATATTGAAATCATCCCAGTTTGCGTAATATTTAGGAGTACCTGTAGCTCCAGTGCCGTTAAATTCTGATATATAACTTGTATCTCTTTTTTCTAAAAAAGTTCTATTTCCAGAACCGTCAATAACTTGCACAGATCTTAATATTAAAGCATCAGATGGCATAGCTACATATCTGTTACTTGCTGTAAAATTAGAAGTAGCATATTTTCTTAAATCATCGTAATCAACTTTACCTGCAATATCTAATTCAACACTTCTTATGAAATCTTGAATAATTGCATCAGTTAAAACATTACTATCTACCTCAGTATAGTTTCTTACTTGTGTTAAAAAATTTGAATATGTTATTGCCATTATGTAATACTTACCGTTACCTTTCCTAAAAGTAAATCTGCTTGTCTACTTCTATTTTGTAAAGACGGGTCTTCTGGAATCATACTATGTAAAATTGTAGTTACTCCATCTCTAATTACTTCTACATATTGAGTTTGAAAAGCAAATTGACCTGGTAAAGTTAAATTAGCTATTCCAACCATAGAACCACCTGAACTTACTATTGTATCGTCATTGGGTGCTTGTGGGTTTATAGTAGATATATCAACTGGTTGTTGAAACTTCATATTTCTAGAATTTTGTAAAGCTATTGCATCCGCAGTATTATGTCTTCTACGTATTTGTGGATGTTTCGGTTCAAACTCTGAATAATGAACTAATGAACCATTCCATTCCTTAACCATTTCAGTGTAAGGAAAAGCCATTCCTGATCTATCTGAAATTGCTTGTGATCTTTTACCTGTTGCCCATTTAGCCATAATTATATTCCATTAGGGTAGAAAGATTGAGGTGTAATATATGTTGAAGCTCTTTGACCATCTTCATCTAATGCTCTTTTAAGTTGATCTTCATAAATTAATTTGTTTTGTTGTACAAGTGTTGGCGCGTTCTTCATTGCTAAATAGTAAGCAAGTCCAGCTACCATACAAGGTAAAAATCTAAAAACCACATCTGCATCATTTGAATACGCTCCTGCATCTTCTATTCTTTTAATCACATAGTATTTTAAAACAGTATAAGTATTTAAATTAGGAGCTTGGTATAAATATATCTTAGGAGTATCTTGTCTATCCACGTAGTATTGCGAAGGCTGTCCTACAGCTAATTTATTTGGAAGTGCTGAATAGGCAGATCTGTCTATTTTTGTTAAAGCAACATCTTGTGTATTAGCTGTGTTTGCACCTGCTGCAGTTGTGGATATAAATGCTTCTAATACATCACTTACCCCTGCACTCACTGAGTATTCTGCTTGTCCTGAAACTAAAGAGTTTTCATGTAGAGCTACTTTCCAAAGATGAATTCCTCTGTTTGCCCATTCTGCAAATAATAAATTAAGACTTGTTCTAGCTGATCTAAGACTGTGACCACTAGTTGTGGCCATTCCACATCTTTCATATGCTTCTTGAATAATCTCTTCTATAGAAAGATCAAATGTCGTAGTCCCTGAAGTTGCCATTAATATCCTTTTTACGGTTGTACAATTTCTTGGATTGTACCACTTTTTGACTAAACTTTGAAGACCTTAGGTTTTTTGCGATTAAGTTTGTTTTTGACTTGTATTTTTTTTCTTTTTTCACCTCTAGCACCTCTTAGCTTACCGTTTATTTGTGCAGATATTTGTCCTCTTCCAATTGCCATTATATTAAATCTTTTGCCTTTCCTATTATTGGTTTGTATTTTGTCTTACCTTCAAATTTATACACATGCATAAACTGTCTTCTAGGTTGATAAGGTATCCAACTCGCATGGATCCATCCAGAATTTGGTTCTCCTGGTGTATAAAATTCTAAAAGCAATTGATCTGTTTCACAGTTCATATGCACCCAATCAGCAACTTCAGCGTTGTCGACTCCTATACATTCAAAATCAACCGCCTCAGCTTTTGCATGCTGCGATTTTTCTGAACTACCAATGGCCTGGCAAAGCTCAATAGTACGGAACCCCGATGTAACTTTAACTCTACCAAAATGATCTCTTACTGGTTGCAATACATTTTCACATAATGCTTTTAGTTTTTCTATTTGATCTGAGTTAGGATTATTATCAATACCCAAACGTATAGCTGTATCCGATTTGATTAATTCCTGAAGCGTGAAGTTTTGTGAAAGGTTCATTTTTCGTAATAGTTAATATTTAATACAACTCTTCTTTTTTTATCTGTTTGAATTATTGCTGCATGTTCGGTATTACCGTCCATTATTAATATTTTATTTTCCTTAGGATATATTTTAACATTTTTATTATCTTTAACAATAGTGGGTCCATTAGATTCATGTATATAGTATATTGCTGTTTTAAAATTTTTGTAATCATAATCTGTATGCCAACCTGTTTTTTTTTCATTTTCTTCTCGGAGCATGAGATTAGCTCGCACTTGTATTATTGAAGAATAATTTAACTTATCTAAAATTGGTTGTATTAATTCAAAAGCAGGAGATTGTATCCTGTCATAATTGTAAAAACAAAATGTAAAATAAGGGGGATCATCTTCATTGACACAGCAATTTCTATAAAACCAATGAACTTTCTCATCAAGTAAAAAATTTTTAATATTTTTAAAATCTTGTTGTTCTAAAAAATTATCAATAATTTTGATCACAATTATTCTAATATTAACTTCTTTATAGAAAAAGATCCATCAATATTTTTTTCAAGCTCAACCATCGACTTTATACATTGGTACTTTATGTGCGATTTAGCTTCACGTCTAGCTGTACGTGCCCCTTTCAAACAATCAGACATAGACGTTTGAAGACGTGCCTCTTTAATCTCTCCGTGTACAATCATAAGTAATGCTATAGCCAACTCTGTCATTAGTGGGCTCCGTTACCATTTGCTCTTACTTTATCTTTTAAGTTTTCAACATCAACTAAAAGCTTTTCAGTTTGTTTTTGTATAAATGAAATATTAACTTTATTATGCATCATATCCTCAATCCTCGTTTCAATCTGCTCGACACTTTTATAAAGGTCTTCGAGTAAAAAGTGCTGCTCCTGGTCTACGGGGACCTGTTCACTTTTTTTAAGTAAATCATTTTCAAATAATTCTCTTGATGTCTCTAACGATACTAACCTCGAGGTCAGCTCCGTGTATGCGAATACGCCCATTGCAACGAGCACGATCAAACTAGCAACCGTTTTCATCGGCATCTGTACTCTTGCCTCGTCTCCGATATCTAAAGGTTTATTGGACACCAGGTCCTCCACAAAAAGCTAGAAATAAAAATGCTAATATCAAGATACCTGTAAAATAGTAATTCATCCTCTGATACTCCATAATTATTTTTTCTTCTTCTTTTTAAAAATATTATCTACCCAAATAAACATATTATCTAGTAGCCCAAAAAAACTGTATATAATTCTATCTATCATTCGTAGCTATCATCCTCTGCTTTTACCTTTTCTTCAATATCGTAAAACATTTTGTCACTATCTTCTGTAAGCCAGTCTTTATTTTCAACATTCCATTTCGTAGTTTGTACCGAATAGTCTGGAACACCGTCACCAACAGTGTAGTTAGGAGCATCCCACAAAATACGGTTATTAGGCTGAGCTGCATAATTGCCGTCATCAAGAGCCAATATATGCGCACACTTATGTTCAGCGGGTATTTCAGAATGTTCCGTATCCAAAATGTTTCCTTCTGGATGGCCCCAATCAAGGGTAAATAAATATTCGAACGGATAATTTTTTTTATCTTTTCCATAATACTTTCCTCTTTTACCTCTTAGAAAACTAAAACAATGAACACTAGGATAATAACTAAAACAATTCCACAGTTGAAGCTGGTCAATCGGCATATCGGGCACTTCGGCTCTATCGAATTTTTCTTGAAAAAACGCTGATATAGGCAATCGCCAAAAACACGCACCATTTGGTAACATAATGTTAAATAAGAGAGCCCTATCTGTAATAGAGACAACACTAAAGATACAGCAGTCAACACTTTCTCCTTGATGTTTTTTAAGATCATATAAATATTCCTTTCTTATCTTGCAGTATATAGGTGGTATATCAGCATTCAAGTATGCCATAAGCTAACACTTCCAACGTCTTCTTGCTTGTCTTAATCTTGAATTTGGATCTTTTGCAGCTTTTGGAAACTTCTTCATCTGTCCTGCACTTCTTGCACAGTATGATTTTCTTCTAGCTGATCTTTTCTTCCCTGGATTATCTTCTGTAACAGCAGTACTTAATTTACTTCCAGGGTTTTTTCTTCTGTACGCTGCAACACCTGCAGCAGTCATACCTGCACCACTTTTAGTGGATCTAAAATTCTTTTTGTTTCTAGCAGGCATATTATCACCACCTCTTTTAAAACTAGCAACACCACCAAGTGCTTTTCTTTTTTTTCTAAAAACAGATCTTGTTAGTTCAGTAAAAGATGGCATGTTGGTTAGTTTTTCCATATCCGATCTCCAAGATTCTGCAGATCCAGAAGAACCTACATCTCTCCCTCTACCCATTCCTCTAGCAGAATTTGCACCAGTACCCCTAACTTTATGTGGTTGAAAAGTGCTTCCTTTTTGTGATTGAGCTTTAGCTGGTATTATTTTTGAATCAACAGCCCCTGCTCTAATATTATATTTTTTTACAGATTTTGTTCCTTGACCTGCTTTTTCAACATTAGCTTTTGATTTTTTAGCTCTTACATTACGCTTTATACTTTTAACTAGATCAACTATTTTCTTGCCTGCGTATTTTCCACCTGCGTAAGTTAATCTAAATTTACTCATCTTACGTAAATGTAATTGTTACACCCGCAGTTCCAGCAATAGTTGCATGTATTCCGTCTACAAATAAAATACCTGAACCAGGTAAATACATATCTAAACCTTCAGTTCCAAACAAATATGTTGCAACCGTTGTACCAGATGCTCCACCACTTTTAAAAATTATTGAACCACTTGCATTACCTTTTGCTTGAATAGATGTAAGCCTCGCTCTTTTATTTTGTGCAACCATTTGTGCTGTTCCTGTAGCATGGGCACTGCCTTGATCTGATGTAAAACTTCCTCCACCTGACATAATTTTCTCCTTTAATTTGTGGCTCCCGAAGGAGCCACTAGTTTATTATTACGTGTCGCTAAACGGTGTAACGATAGTTCCTGATCCAAGTAACATTGAGCTATGAACTAAATAGTTAGCTGCTTCAATAGCAGTTACTGAAACTATAGATCCAATGATACCACCTTTAGTAGTTCCATTCATAGTAAGAACATCATTAGATGCACCAGGGAAGAAAGCTTTTTTAGCTCCATCATCTACAGCTACCATAGCTGCTCCTGTGAACTTATCAGTTCCATCAGTTACGATTTGAACATCAGTTGCAGTTGTATCTACATAAAAAGTAAAAGTTGCACCGATGTTGTTTGCGTTATTAAAATCTGTTGGCCCTGCAACTGCTGCATCTGCTGTTGCAACGATTGAAGGTAAAGTAAAAATACCATCAGCATCTTGAGTTAAAAGGATTCTTCCTGCGTGAGCATTTACAGTTAATGATGTATTAGCTGTTAGTGCTACAGTTGATCCTGGTCCAGTACCTATAAAGCCATTTTTAGAAATGACCGGTCCTGAAAAAGTAGTGTTTGCCATAATAGTTGTCTCCTGTATAGCGGTTAAATTTTGCAGTCTCTATACCGTCTGACTAGTCAGTCTACAAAATTATATTATCTAGTGTTTGTATTATACATAAAAAAAGGGGCGATGTGAACACCGCCCCTTTTAAGTAACCCATAAGGGTTAAATATATTGACTATTAGCTAGTCGGTAAGTTTCCGTTACCAAATATACATCTTGGGTCTGACCAACCAAAGCTGTATCTTTCTCTAGCTTTAAATCTCATATTACCTGTATCGAAGTCACCTTCCATTGCAGTTTTGATAGGTGATCTAACGAAATATTTTAATCCGTTAGGCACATCAGTTAACAAGAAGAATGAGTCTGTGTCAGTTAAAAAGTTATTAACTCTGTAACCTTCAGGAACCATTCCCATGTTATTAATTGCATTGATGTCATTGTCGGCAGTTCCAACTCTCATTGGCGACTTCATGATTCTCTCAGCAGTAAATTGTAATTCTTTTGGAATTATCATTTTTCTACCAGAAGAAGCAATTT